CACGGCCACGGACGCGAGCGGGAACACCAACAGTTGCAGCTTTACCGTGACGGTGACGACCAACCAGAGCGCGCTGGTTTTGACGTGCGCCACCAACAAGACCGTTCAATGCGGAACGTTTTGGACCTTCGACCCGCCGACCGCTTCCGGTGGCTGCGGGAACACGACCATCACCGTGGTGAGCACCACGACCAACTCGCAACCCGGAAATAGCTTTACCACGACCAAGAGGAAAGGTTGAAACAGCCCGAAAGACCCCGAAGGTGTTTGAAAATCAACGACTTCGGGGAGGACTTTTCAAGGTTTTCTCAGACAGCCCCCAAATGGGGTCCGAGAAATGGTTGGAAAGGGTGATACTGATCGTTTGCACAGTATGGGACCTGGTCAATTAAGGGACGGCACCACACCGAAGAAATAGACCAGGTTGGTGCGGTGTTTCTCGCACCAGGCCAGCGCCGCGACGGAGCTCGGGAACTGCAGCGGCTTGGCAGTGCGCTTGCCGCGCCGCTGCCGAACCAATACACCCGCCTGGCCGGGGAACGGCAGGAAGAGGGTTTGGGATTGCGAAAAGGGTGGATGGGAGGATACGTTTTCGGGCGATGAATGGGCCATAGTCTTTTACCGGGTTATGGTCTGTTTGTCAGGGGCCGGCTGGTTGTAACAGCCGGCCCCACTTTCGAATCCCTTCTACGCCTCCCAAGCCGCATTGTCAAAGGGAAGAGACCCTTTTTAGTATTTAGTGATTTCTTCCAACGATGCCTTGAGCGGCCCACTGCGGAAAACCTCTGCACGGAATTTCCAGACTTGGTGGCTCGCCAGGCCACCGATCCAATCGGTAGTGGTGCCGACCTTTGCACCATCATCATCATAAAGTCCGAACGTCACCCCGACATGTCTAAAATCCTTATCGGAATTATTGGTGACCAGACCAACGATGCGACGGGACGAATCAGCCGTCTCCCATTCCCATTCGAGCAGCTTCAATGCTGGCGGTGGTAAGGGCTGAGCCTGAGCCTCTTCCGCACGCTTTATGCGGTCCTGAAGCTGAGTCGTAACAACGTAAGCGAGGCATCCCATCAGGATTGCAACGATTGCTCCCACCCAACCGACTTCCTTTTTGCGGCGCTGAACGTGGACTTCGCTGATCGGTTGATAGATAGGTTGCAGCAATACCGGCGGAGCAGAAATCTTTGGTGGACAGAGCGGACGAGCGCAGTTCGGGCAAGCTTCAGCCGCCATGCTTACTTCTTTGCCGCAATCTGGACATTTTATGAGGGGCATAAGCCTGGTCAGAGTTATTCACAACCACATGCAGCGGTTTTGAAGGAAATTGAGGGAAAAAATCTTTCGGGGTATGACCGTATTTGTCCTACCCACTTTAGTAAGATGCAGAGCAAAATGAGTGATGGATCACTCCAAAATAGAAAGGTAAACATGCAAAAAAGGGTTCGTATTATTTTGGAGCCAAAGTTACAGGTTTGGACCGAGGCTTTTGACGCCCCACAGTGCCGCGCTTTGGCGAGGCTTTATTATCGCTGGTCGAAACAGTTGCTGCTGAAGGCCGCGATTCTTGACCTGGACGAAGGACTTCCTCCACGGCGGAAGCTTGGGCGCCTTCAGCGGCGGCGGCAACTTTGGAATTGAACGGGAAGCCCCGTTTGTCCAACAGCGTGGGCTTTGCCGTGCCCCCTGTGGACCTTGCGTCGGCAGCAGGCAGGAGCTCTTTCCAATTGGGAGGGAGTGTCACCTTTCCACGATCATTGACGACTTGGTCAACGAAGGTTTTCGCAAGGAGGCGGATGATCGCAGACTTAGTGGTGCCAATTTGTTGGGCAACGCCATCAAGGCGTTCCTCCACGTCTGTTTCGAGGCGAATCGGCAATACTGAGCCAAGCGGCATAAACCATGTGTATAGCAAAAGAATTGTATAGCAAGAAAAGTGTTGACTCGATTGTATAGCAATGCTACACAGTTGAGCACATGAGATTAAGAAGATTCGGAAACGTCCTCCCGGTTCGGTTGCCGGCGGAAGTGGACAGAAAACTAAAACAGGTCGCTCGGGCAGCCGGTATTTCAAAAAGCGACGCGCTGCGTATGGCAATAAACAACGGACTGCCCGCGCTGGAGGAAGGACGAATCACCTTAGGAGAACACGTAGAGCCAACTGCGAAATAACTATGAACGACACACTTGAGCGCGAGCACCAGGTTGAGATTCGGTTCACCGCGGATTTGACGGTCCACCCGGACAAGAAACTGATCCCGGACGAGTGGGGGAATGACGACGTTCGATTCAAGGCGCTGGTCGAAGACATTCGCGAGAGGGGCATCGATCAGCCACTGCTGATTGATGGCGAGAACCGGATTCTGGACGGGCGGCGGCGATGGCGGGCAGCGAAGCGCCTGCAGCTCGGCGTTGTGCCCGTCATCGTGCGCGAGGCCGGGGATGTCTATGGGGTGATTGTGAGCGGGCTGGTTCAGCGGGGGCATTATACACAGTCGCAGCTCGCTTATTTGACCTATCCACTGATGGCGCGTGTTTTTGACGAGTCCAGGCGTCGTCGGCTCCAAAACCTGCGACATTTCCAAGGATCTCTCGATAGTGCAGGCGCTGCACTATCGAGGAAATCAGTCGAGGACGAAGCCCAGCACATCGGTATTTCACGCCGCATTTTCTTCGATGCCCAGAAGGTCCACCTGGAGTTTGGCAAGCACAACAAGAAGCGGGACCTGACGGACCAGGACGGGAACACGGTGCATGGGGTGACGTTCAAGGAGTTCTACGAGCCGCTGATTTTGCGCGAGGAAAAGCCCTACGGGCTGGGGGCGGTCATCGCGGGGATTGCGGGGTCGCTCTCCACCTCGGGCAAGGCTAAGCGGAACCCGGCGCAGCTCGAGTTATTTTCCGACGCCTTCGACACGCTGACGAAGCGGTTCGATTACTGGCACAAGTTCGACGCGGACGAGAAGGCGACACTGAAGCCGGTCATCTGCGGGGCCATTGCAGCGATGCCGCAGGACCTGTGCGATGAGATCGAGTCGGCGTTGCGGGCACGGAAGAAACAACAACACAAGAGGGAGGAGTGAGTATGAAATTGCGGATTGCGGATTGCGGATTGCGGACTAGGAAACGGGCCAAGGCGTTTGATTTTTGGCAGTGGCTTGCGCACGACTTCCCAAAGCTCAGAGGGCCGCGTTTGCCCCTGCGAATGGAAAGCGGCATCTGGAGCACGCGAAGGGGGGGCAAGTGAAAACGCCCACAGATAATTTCCGCTACAGGGAGGCCAAACGCCGACTGGACCTGGTGACAATCTGCAAGTCCCTGCTTTCGCAGGGTTTCTCCAAGAAGGAGGCATCTAAACAAATCGGCGAGAGCGCCACTTCCTTGACGCGTTATTTGAATGCGTTCGACGCGCATGGTTTCGACGGGCTGCTGCCCAAGACGGATCGGTGCGGACGCGTGACGCCACAGCCGTCTGGATTCGACAAGCACGTCCGGCCGCTGCTGGGAGGGCAAGGGCGATGAGCACCATCACTGACGCGGATTTGGCTTGGCTGATATTCCAGGTGTGGTTGAACGGAGCCCTAATCGGCTGGTGGGTTGGATTCCTAAAAGGGAGGAAGAAACGATGACCACGATGCAACACGATTGGGATCTCTACTTCCGCACGCTGTTTCCGGACGGCGCTCCCGATATTCAACGCAAGGAACTGCACCGGGCGTTCTTTGCTGCCGCCTTCGTCACGTTGCAAAAGATGGATGCCATCTCGGCGCTGCCCGAGCCGCAGGCGATAGCCAAGCTCAGGGAAGTCACCAACGAGGTTAATACGGTGATGGCTCAAAACGTCGCCAACGCGCAGGACAGGAACTAACCCATGAGCAAGAAAGCGCCATTGTGCCCGTGCGGGCTGCCGAGGGGGGAAGGGAAGATTCTGTGCGTGATGTGCTGGCAGGCCGCGCCAGCCGAGCCGAAATCGCGGCTGCGGAGCGATGACGTTTATGAGCGGCGCGGCGCGGTCCGGAGGCTTTGTGAATTTGCCCGCAAGCGCGGGAAGGAACAACTCGAACTGTTTTAAACCGAAGATGGAAACTATGACCCAAGACGAAGCGAGCATGAGTAACCCCATTGCGGAGTCGAATGACGGCTCGCACGGAGTGACGAGCCCTACCTCGACAGATTCGTTTGAGAGTGATGATTTTCGCTACAAGGAGGCAAATCGCCGACTGGACCTGGTGACAACCTACAAGTCCCTGCTTTCGCAGGGTTTCTCCAAGAAGGAGGCATCTAAAAAAACCGGCGAGAGCATCACCTCCTTGTGGCGTTATTTGAAGGCGTTCGACACCAAGGGTTTCGACGGGCTGCTGCCCAAGACGGACAAGTGCGGCCGCAAAACGAAGGCGGAGCTGCTCGGGCTGACCCAGGAGATCATCGACCAGGTCTCGGGCCTGAACCTGGACACGAAGTCCACCACGGCCGCGTGGCGGCTGTTCGCGCAGAGCGACCAATGCCCCGAGCACCTGGCGCGGGAAATCCTGAATCCGAACAAGTGCAGCAAGCACGCAATAGCGCCGTCGATCCGGGACGCGCTGATCAAGACTCCCGGCTTGCGGCTGGTGCATGAGGGACCGCGAGCGCTGGCGCTGAAGGGCATCTACACGCCCCGGCGCTGCGACATTTTGCCGGGAGACATTTTCTCCAGCGACGATACGACGCCCATCTGGGCGTGGTGGGTGCCGTGGGTGGAATGCGAGGAGTATCCGTTCGGGGTGAAGCTGCTGCAGGGGCAGTTCCTTCCGGTGATCGACGTGGCCAGCCAGGCCATAGTCTCAATGGCGCTGATTGCCCGCGAGAAATCGAGCTACCGGGCTTATGACATCTGGAGCCTGTTCGGGCACACGTTCGACACCGTGGGTGTGCCCAGGCTGGGCTGGCAGTTGGAGCGGGGCAGTTGGGAGGCGAACCTGATAGCCGGCCAGGAGGTGGAATACCTGGAGGGGGAGATCACTTTGTCCCGGCGCGTGGGGGCGTTGCGCCAGATGCCCACCAACATCACCGAGTGGCACCGGAAGACGATGGGCGCGGACGCGGACTCCTTTCCGAAGAACCTGCAGACGTGGACTTCGTTCCTGCCCAAGAGCAAGAGCATCGAGGGCTGGTTCAATCGCAACCAGACGTTCGAGGGAACGCTGTGGGGCAGCCTGGGTCGGGACCAGATGCGGCAGCCCTACGAAAAGATGAAGAAGCTTTACGAGCAGTGCTCGCGTCCGCGCACCAAGCTGGACCCGCGCCTCTATTTCCTGAGCCAGACGGAAATCATGCTGATGATTCGGCGCATCATCGAATACATCAACAACGAGCCGATGGAGGGAGAGGTGTTTCACGGCATCCCGATTCAGAAGTTCGAGCAGGCGCGGTCGGAGCATCCGCTGTTTCTCCTGAACGACGACCAGCGCTATTTGTATGCGCGGTCCTGGAAGCCGCTGACGATCACGCACGGCTGGGCGCGGGTGCGATTGACGGACCCGGCCAGCCGCCGCTACTCGCTGTGGTATTGCAACCCGAAAGCGTTTGCCGACATCGAGGGCAAGGAAGTGATCGTTTATTACGACCGGGAGAACTTCGAGCAACCCGCGCAGATCCACGCGGCCTCCAAATGCCGGGTCGGCGGGCAAGAATTTGCGCCCGGTGATTTTATCTGCGCGGCTCCTTACCAAGAGCGCGTGGGGAGTTTCCTGGGCAGCGATTTGACCGGGCATGACGTGCGCAAGCAATGGCGCAACGCGGTGATGACGGCTTACGCGACGCTGGTGAAGCACGCGCCGTCACGGCAGGTGCCGGAGGAAATTGCAGCCAGGCGCGAGGCGGCGCGAAAGGCGGAAGGGGTGAAAGGGGGAGAGGGAGCGGGGTCTGTGATTATTGACGGGCGTCCTTCCACACCCCAGCCGGTCGCGCCCGCGCGTCCACCGGTGGACGCGGAGCGGCAGCGGAAACGATTGGAGCAGGAAGCTGATTGGGCCAGGCAGTTTCTTGCTCAGCGGGAGAACCAAAACCAAACCACCTAGCCCGGAGCACGAGTAACTATGGAGAGCAACCCACAGAACACATCATTAAAACTGGACGAGCTGAACCTGCAGCGCAACGCGGCCAACCTGCCAGCGGAAATGCGGGAGGACTTCCTCTGGCTGGGAGCGTTCCTACGCGACGCCTGCCATCGGGACATTGAGGTGCTGGCCACGCGGGCGCGGGCGCTTGGGGTGCAGCACGACAAGACGACCTGGAGCCGGATACTGCGCGGGAAGTGGGGCCGCGACGCGGAGGGCAACGAAACGTCGCCGGTGATTTCGCAGGCGAACTTCCTGAAGGCGGTGCGGCTGCTGCGGAGCGATGAGCGCGTCCGGGAGATGGCGGGGAAGGTCCCGTTCATCGAGACGAGCATCACGAAGCAGATTTTCAACTTCGTGGACGGAAAGCGAGCGCCCGAGCGGGTGAACCGGTTCGGGGTGGTGGTCGGCCAGACGGGGAGCCAGAAGACGGCGAGCTACAAGGAATACTGCAGGCGGAACAATCACGGCATGTGCTCGTGGGTGGAAGCGCCGGAGAACGGGAGCATGGTGGAGTTCATCAGCAGCCTGGCGGTGCGCTACGGATCGAGCCCCCAGGAAGGCTATCAGCGGCTGCGCTTCAAAGTGTTCCAGGCGTTCAACGACACGAAGACCATCATCGTGGACAACGTGCAGCGCCTCTACAAAGAGAAGAACGGGCACAACCAGCCGGTGTTCGATTTTCTCTCCCGCCTCCAGGATGAACGCGGTGGCACAATCATCCTGAGCATCACGCCGGTGTTTGAGCGAACACTCCTGGAGGGCCTGGCGAAGGGGTTCTTCGAGCAGTTCGAGGGCCGGGCGGGTGGCCGGACAAACTTCCTGCGGCTGCCGGACGTGCCGCCCGAGGAGGATGTGCTGACGATTGCCAAGGCGTTCGGGTTAAAGGACGCGGACAAGCACCTGGACTTTCTGGTGAAGATCAGCCGGGAGCCGGGCCGCATCCGGAGGCTGTTCGAAGACCTGCAGCAGGCGAAGGTCCGAGCGGAAATGGGCAAGCGGCCGCTGACCTTGAGCCTGGTCAAGATGGTCCGGGACGAAGACACGGAGGAGGGACAATGAAGACAGTAATCAGTAGTCAGTGCTCAGTAGTCAGTCCCGGAGTGGAATGCCACGGCTGCAGCATGAACGTGGGACAGTTGTCCCTCGTGAACGGCGTGTGGGTGTGCGATGGCTGCAAGACATATTATGACGGGACCTTCAGGAATGCCGAGGTGGAGACGTGTTACATGCGGGCCTGGGGACGCCTGCTGCGGTTCCGGGAGGCGACCCTGTGGGCATTCGTGCGAGAGGAAGGGTTTGAGCGCACGTTCTTCATGCGGCTGGCAGAAGATGATCCGCGACCCATGGGAACATTCAAGCCCTGGGGGAACATCTGGTATTCACTGGCGGAACTGCCGCTGAACCGGTGGTGCGCCTCCGCTTACGATCCGCAACGACCCAACCCCAAGCTTCCCTGATTATGAGCACGAATGAATACAGCGAATGGATCGGCTGCGCCGTGATGGTGCTGTGCTGGGGCGGACTAGCGGCGGGTTACCTCGTGCAGGCTTGGCGATTAAAGCGGAGGGCAAAACGGTGAGCGCTCTCTATCTCATCAAGGTGAAGCGTCGCGCCGGGATGCGGCCGAGCAAAATACATGAGGCTACGGCCGCGCTGAGGCCGGTGTGCGGGGGGGGCAACGGCGGGAAGTCCATCGGGGCCTGGCAGCAGGACATCGGGCCGGACAACTGCAAGCGGTGCGCGAAGCTGAAGGAAATGGCGGCGCTGAAATTAACAAAGACCACAGAAAAGGAACCCACTTGAAAACCACAATATCCAAAGACGGCACACTCGTAACCTTTACCTCCGAATGCGCGAACGATCTGATCGCGTTCGGAGAACTTCGGTGCAAGCGGCCTGAGACCCGTATCGAACCGACCCGCGAAGGCGTGCAGCACCAACGGGAGATTTCCATAGCTCTTTCGCAACTGGCCAGCCTGGTCTTCGTCACCAAATGAAACCATCCACCATCATGAACACCAACAATCCATCGAGAGCTAAAGCTCCCCATGCGCCTGGCAAATACCTGGTGCGATGGAACGGCAGCTATGCGGTGCGCTTTATCAAAAATCGTCCGCGTGTCTTTACGGCCGTAGCCGACAAGGAGGCGACGCTGTTTGATTCGGAAGCCGAAGCTCAGGTGTCCATTGCGCTGTGCGGGCAGCCGCGCATGGCTTTCACGGTCGAGCCGGCCAACACCCAAGGAGCCGCGTGAAGATAATCCGCGTGGAACTGGAGATTAGCTATCTGGAAGAGGACCCGACCGAGAATTCGATCTCGGAAGAAACGGTACTGCGCCTCGAGAAGACCATTGAGGACCGCGTGCCCTCGCTCCCCAGCGTGGAGGAGCTGACGGCCGAGGCCCTGCGCCGCTACAAAACTTTGAACGCAAGAAAAACAAACTAACAAACTAAAACTATGAGCAAGACCAAGACAACGGTTGAAGTCAAAGACCCCGAACAATTCAAAACACTGGTGGAGCTGCTGGCCATTTTCTCGGAAGTGACCAATTCGCTGGCCGCTCTCGAGACGGAAGCGAACAAGCAGTTGTTCCAAATCCTGGAGGGCAGCAAGGCAAACTTTGCGCTGCTGCAGAGCACGGTCACCGAGGCGGAAAAGAAAATCAAGGAGCTGGCGTTGCTGCACCCGGAATGGTTCGGCAGCAAGAAGACCCTGACCACGCCTTACGGCAAGGTGAAAAGCACGTCCACCACCAAGCTCGATGCGGCGAACGAAGAGGTGTCTATCGTGCTCATCGAGCATGCGGGCGAGAGGGACAAGGGGTTCAAGGCCGCGGACTATTTGCACCAGAAGAAGTCCCTCAACCTGGAAGCGCTGGAGAAGCTGGATGACGGGGAGCTGGCCAAGTTCCGGATCAAGCGGATCAAGACGGACTCGATCAGCGTGACGCCGGCCAAACTGGATATGGGCAAAGCGGTCGAAGAGGCCGTGCAACAGGAGGCGGCATGAGCGCCCCTGCACAATTCCGGTGGAAACCAATGGACGTGGCCTTTGGGGACAACATTCGCGGCCCGCGCAGACTGATCCTGGAAGTAAATCCCAAACACCCGAATTTCTGCTATAGCACCTGCAGCGAGACGGACGGCATTGGCAGCCACTCAGACTACTCCCTGCGCACGCTCGAAGAATGGCTCCAGTGGATTGAGCGATTCTCCGACGAACTCACTGGTCGCGAGTTGCGTGAAGCGAAAGAGGCGGCCCGAGCGCCCTTTGTCGAGCCACCCTCCTGGGCGGGCTTCCGAGAGCGTTACGCGCGCACGGGCAACCCCTGGCTACCGGAGGTCGCATGAAGGACCTAATCTCGGACAAGCAAAGTCCCCTCGGAAACAACCAGCCAACCAGCATCCTGCAGGGCTGGGTCACCGAATTGGGATTACGATTCCAGGGCGTGCTTCTTACGGTCATTCGCGGCTGCGACATGTGGAGTAAGTACAGTCTGGAGAAGGCGTTGATTCGCGAAATGCGTGGTCTCATCTTGGTTCCTTTCGATCCGAGAGAATTGGAAATGCGCTTGGGATTCATGACCGGTTTTCCCAACCCCGATGCCAAGGAAGGCTTTGAAATGGTATTAATCCAGATCGATCCCCTGCCGGTGCATTACGTAATGCACCTCCTGCACGGGATAGAAATCCTGGGCCACTGTCATCCTTCCGACGAAGTGAGGCACACCTACCTGCAGAGGTATTATACCCTTTGCGATAAGTTCCACCTCTACCCGGAAAGCAAATTGCAACTCATTCATCGGCTCAACGAGGACCGCATCGCGAAAGGCACGGTGGAACAATGAAGTCCAATGGGAAAGGTGGATTCGAGTTCACGGTGAAGCCTGAGACGATTCGTGCCATCGCCCGCGTGTTGCGGGCAGATGTGATGGGAGAGGCCGCATTGGAGGCGGACTGCTGGCGGCGCGACCAGTTCCTGTTCGACTGCGTTCACATTTGGGCGGCTGCTCATGGCACCCCAGGGCGATGCGTAGCATGTGGTTGCACTGAAGGCCGGGCCTGCGCGGGCGGGTGCAGTTGGTTGAATGAGACCAGGACGCTCTGCAGTTGTGTGGACGACACAACAAAAGTGAGGAGAAAACATGGTGGACGTTGAAGAGATTAAGATCGCGCTGGAGGTTTCCGGCACGCAGAACCTGGTCATTTTTCCGAACGGCCGTGGTTATGCGATAACCCAGTGGGGGGCCACACCATTTCGGAACAGCGCTGAGATTGCGGCATGGGTGAGGAAACATCAACCAGCGGCGAACGCCAGTCCGCTACAGGAACGAGGCTGATTATGTTGAGCGACGCACAGGTGCAACTTTACGGACGCCAGTGGGGCGCGGTGTGCCGGGCCAACGATTGGCGGATGGCGCGAGGGCGGCTGGTTCCGGAGGCCGCGCTCGAGCTGAGCCAGTTGCACAAGGAGGTGGCCGCGCTCGCCCGGCAGCACGCGCTGCAGAACTCCCGCAGCACCAATGTGGAGGACCTGCGGCGGGGCTGCACGGCACGGATCGCGAAGACGTTCTGCAGCACCAAGGACCTGGACAATTCGCAATTCGACCGGCTGCTGATTCTGTTTCGGCTGCTGATGAACCCGGACGATCTCCAGGGGGTGATGGATTGGGAACTCTACGAGAAGTATGACCATGCCAAAAAGGTCGGTCTGGAGGGCGTGGAAGATCCGGGCGTGCGGCGGCGCCTGGTTGGTTCCATCCGGGCCATGTCGAAGGATCGCGAGGCGTATCTGTATGCCATCGTGCGGGATAAGTTCGACACTTGCCATTGGGAGGAGTTGGACCTGCGGCAGTTGCGGCAGTTGGCCATGACGATGCGGCAGCGGGTGAAGAAGTATAAGCAACCGCTGGAGGCCGTCGAGGTGGACGCGAGCGGCAACCCGGACTGGAGGGTGTGATTATGGAATATATAGAGACAAAAGAACTTGCATGGTTCATCGCCTGGATCTGGGCTTTCTTTGGTGCGCTGGTGTTTGCGAGCTTCCACAAGCCGAGAAAGTTCTTGAGCCGCAGCGCCTGGGCGCAGTGGCTGATCGTGCTGGCAGCCGGTCCAATTATCACCGGGGTGTATTTGGTCTGGCGGCTGAACGGGGAGGATTTTGAATGAGCACACAAAAGCAAAAAGACCCCGTCAACCATCCCAAGCATTACACCTTCGGTAGCATTGAGGTCATCGATGCCATCGAAGATTGGTCTTTGAATTTCCACCTGGGCAACGTGGTGAAGTATGTGGCCCGAGCGGAGCACAAGGAGAACCCGATCCAGGACTTGAAAAAGGCGCTGTGGTATCTGGACCGCGACATCAAACGGCGCGAGAAACAACTCAAACCCAAAAGCAAATGATTCAACCAGGTCACACCATCCCCGTGCTAGACCACGGCTATGTTCGATATATCGACCACATGGGCAGCGACGCCCGCATCCTGGAGGCCGCACGCGTATCCTACCGGTCAGCCTCAAAGGGCGAGGAGGCCGACAAGAAGCTGCTGGCATACCTTTACAAGAACCGGCACACGTCGCCGTTCGAGATGGCCAAGGTCACGCTCAACGTGAAGCTGCCCATCTTCGTGATGCGCCAATACGTCCGGCACCGGATGCAGAACCTGAACGAGGTCTCGGCTCGCTACACCGAGTTGCCGAACGAGTTTTACATCCCGGCCAAGTGGAGGGGGCAGGACCAACAGAACAAGCAGTCAAGCGTCCCTATGGAGTGGAACCAGCCCGTGTCCAAGCTGGCAGGAAAAAGCTATAATGCGCACTTTACCGACATTCTTCAGGACCATTGCCAGAAAGCCTACACGACTTACATGGCGTTGCTGAGTGATGGCGTGGCTCGCGAGATGGCCCGGATGGTCCTGCCGGTGAACATCTACACCGAAATCTACTCCTGCTGGGACCTGAAGAACCTGCTGCACTTTATTGCCTTGCGCGAGGATGCGCACGCGCAGGCGGAGATTCAAGATTACGGCCGCGCCATTAAATCTATCTGCGCAGAACTGTTTCCCTGGACGATGGAGGCTTACGAAAAGTTCAAATGGTCAATCCATGAAGCTGCACAGTGATTCCCAACCATCCAGAGCTGGCGTTGTTCGAGCCGAGGAAACGCGAGGGCGAGCCGAGTTGCGAGATTCGGCCGGACGATCCGAACATCAAGTTCCTTGTGGAACTTTTGACGGGAAAAGGGTGGATGACGGCGAAGGAAATTATTGCGGCCATCGAGGAGAAGACGCAACGCCAGGTGCCGGACCGGCTGGTCCGGGCGCTGGCGAGCGCGAGCCAGGGGCGCATCGCGGGCGGGCAGAAGGGTTACAAGCTCGTGCAGGACATGACGCACGAGGAATACAATCACTGGCGGCACTGGATGTCGTCCCAGGCGGACGAAATGAGACGGCGGGTGATTGAGGCGGACAAATTGTTCTACCGAAAAAAACCAATCGAAGCAGGAGTATGAGCATGAGCACTGAAGTGAGAACCGAAGCAAAAATAGTTGTGATTTGGCCCGATGCACCGGACCTGAAAACCGCCCTGGAGGAGATGAGTTCCTCCCTGGGGGCGTTGCGTGAGTCCCGGCAACGGCTGGCGGCCGCCCAGGCCGAAGTGGACACGTTGCGCCAGCAGGCCCGCGCCGCGAAGAGCAAAGTGGATCGTTTGATGGCAGACGAGCTGAGCGGCCCGGCCCGGCTCGCCGGCCCGCTGCATGACGTGATGGTCGCGGTGGCCAACAAATGGGGCATCACCGTGGAAGACATGCTGGCGAAAGACCGCCGGACGCGGACGGCCGAGGCCAGGCAGGTCGCAATGTATTTCTGCCGACGCCTGACGAGCGCGTGCATTATGGAAGTCGCCCGCGCCTTCCAGCGGGACCACGGGGTGATTCCCTATTCGGTGGCCGTGGTGACGGAACGGCGCAAACACGAACCGCAATTCAATCATACGTTGAAAGAGCTGGAGATGTCGCTCAAGCCATGAATGCCACGCACCAAACCATTGTGGGGCCGATGCGGCAATTCTTTATGCGGCCGGACGGAGGCGACCTGGGACAGGCCACGACCCTGGTGGCATCCGAGAAGTATGGGCACGCGCTGGTGATGAAACTGTTCGTGGTGAAAGCGCACGCGAAAGAGCCCTGCGTGAGTTGTGGGTTGCCGGTGAATCTGGCCTGGGCAATGGGGGGCGGGTTTTATTTGAACTAACACGAGCATGAACAAGAGCGAAGCATTTGAACGAATACGGAAGCTGCTCCGGGGGAACGGGCGGACGGCCGAGGAACATGACACGGCGCAAATCCTGGCGGCGGCGCTGGCGGAAAAGCACGGCATCGACATGGCCGAGGTGGAGAAAGCGGAGAACCAGGAGCCGGTTCGGATCGCCCAGCGCCAGGTGGGAGAGTGGGCCTCGTGCCCGCCCGAGGCCGATTATGCGGCCGCTATCTGCCAAAGATTTTTCGAGGTCAATCCGATCCACCAATGCGGCTGGTCGGAAAAGATTCTGTTCGTGGGCGCGGAGCTGCACTTGGAAATTGCGGATTACATTTTCAACTTTCTGGTGCGGGAGTTTCGCTGGCAGTGGAACAAACGGCGGGGCCGTTGCAAGAACCGGAAGCAGTTTATCTACGGGTGCTTCATCGCTCTCTCCAATAAGCTGAACGCAAGGTTTGCGCGTCCTGGTGGTGGAACGGCCTTAGAGATTTCCTGGAGGGCGAAACGGGAACAATACATCAAGGAAAGCTTTGGCGAGCTTAAAACCGGGAGCATTGCGCCAAAGCAAAAGAAGGGCATGGCGCTGGAGCATGGTTATCGGGCCGGCCAGGACATTGAGATTCGCCCCGGCGTGCGCCAGGGCCAGCGGCCGGTCGGGGAGCTGCCAGGGTTTGAATCGAGGTTGCTGACGAACGGAGGAACGGTATGAGTTCGATGTTTGACTCGAATGTTTACCGTCTGCGGCGGCAGATTGATTTTGTGCGGCCGAACTTCCTGGACTTCGTGCGGGCCAAGGCGATGGAGTCGGAAGAGCCGGTCGTGTTCGAGATTCGTTATCGGCATGCGGTCGCGTCGCGGTTCTGGTATGAACTGACGTGGAACGAGCCAGGCAAGGAGATCAACGGCAGGACCAAGAAGGTATCGTCCCAGGAGTTTGATCTGATGCTGTGGCGGGCTATCCAGGTGCATCGCGAGGTCAGCCGGAAACGGGAACTGGAAGAAGCGAGCGCGGAGTTTGACGAGGGGGCTGGGATATGAAGACAAAAACGAAACCCGAGCTGCCTCGAATCGTTGGCGGTCAATACGTGGCGTTCAGAAACAACAAGCCTAACGACCCGTGGCATGCCCTCGTGGTCCGGGTGGTGGGTGTTAGTCGCAAAGCAGCAACCATGAAGGCCACACGCTTTCATTGCCGACTGCTATCCAGACAGAAGCGCATGGCCTCGGGCCTGCGTAATCGGACCAGGATATTTACTGGCGACGAGCTATGGTGAGATATGCAATTTGTTAAACCTATTTTGTTCCAGGAAGCCATCGACAAGCTGGGGAGCAAGTCGGTGATTGGCTCACAGCTCAACTCGGAGCAATGGGCGCAGATCCCGACTGCCTTGCGCGAGCGGGCGTTTTTCTCCAGCACCATCGAGAACGTCCGGTTCCTGCAGCGGGCGCAGGATTCGATTGGGGACTTCCTGTCTGGAGCGAGGCACAAGGTGATGGGTCCAGACGGCATCGAGCGCGAGGCGCTGAAGATGGGAAGCCGCGCCGACTTTGTGAAGCAGATGAGCGCGTTTGCCATCGCCGAGGGAATGGGGCCGCTCGACTCGAAGGACAAAGGCGGGTTGAAAGACATCACCTCGCAGAAGCGGTTGAACCTAATCTTCGACGTGCAGACGCAATCGTCCACGAGCTTTGGGAATTGGAAACAGGGGATGGACCCGTCCGTGCTCGATGAGTTCCCGGCGCAACGGTTTATTCGCGAGGTGGACGTGAAACAACCCCGGCCGGTGCATCAGCAGAATGAAGGGGTGGTCCGGCTCAAAACGGATTTGGAATTCTGGACAGCGATGAACTCCCCGGCGATCGGAGGATTCGGGGTGCCCTGGGGGCCGTGGGGTTTTGGAAGCGGGATGACGACCGAGGACGTGGACCGCACGGAAGCAGAAGCGCTGGGCTTGCTTTCGCCCAGCGACACACCGCAACCGGTGGACAAGGATTTCAACGAGGGACTGGAGGCGAGTTTGAAGGGACTCGATCCGGAGATGGTCACGAAGTTGCAGCAATCGTTTGGGAGCCAGGTGGAGATTGACAGCGCGACCCAGACGGCCCGGTGGAGCGCGGGTGTGCGGCCGTCAGCCCCGGTGCAGCCGCCCAGCCCCGCTCCTGCAGCGCCCGTGCAGCCGGCCACGCCCCGGCCCGCTTCCCCAGGGGCGAGAGGGGAAGCAACGATTGAGAGCGTCCTGAAGGATTTGGGGCTGGAGGCCAAGCCGGTGGTGACGGCCGCTGACATGGCGAATTTGCGCGAGGAGCTGAAAGAGGCCGCCCCCGCGCAGGCGAGCACGGTGCTGGGACGGGTGAAGGCCACGGCGAGCGGGGCGCTGACCCAGGAAGCCATCGCGGAACACGTCCAGGAGTTTCTGAACTTCCTTCCAGCCTCGCTCGTGGAGAAATTGCCGAAGCTGGACATCCGGGCGGCGAGCATGTCGGGACGCGGCAGCTATTCGATGGGAGGGAACCTGAAGATAGATCGGGACCTGAGAACCGATCCGGACCAGGCGCGGCGGACGATGTTCCACGAGCTGATGCATTGGGTGCATCGGGAAGGTTCGCCCGCTTACCAGAAATTGATTAAGGATCACTTTGACGCCCGGACGGCGGGCGAGCCGGTGGTCCATCTGGGCAATTACAGGCGCGACGTGCGGGGCAAGCGGGACAAATGGTATGAGGTTTATGCCGGACGCATTTACCGCGGGGAATATCCGCCGATGGGATTGGAGGTCCCGACGCGCTATATCGAGTGGCTGACCATGAAGCCCAACGAGATGGCCCGCTGGTGGAATGACCCGGATTTTCGGGAGACGATGAAGATCGTATTGAAGGGACTGTTTTAATTATGGTGACGCTCACTTGCAAATTGCTCTTTCCGGATGGCAAGGTCGTGACCGGGAAGATGACGGCGGAATCACCCGAGGGCCGCAACCCAGTCCAGTATGACGGGCCGGTGGAACGCTTGTCGGAAACGTTCGACGACACCACGGTGGCGAGTTTGATTTTTCTGTTTCGCGACCTGGCGCGGGAGACGGGGGCGGCGTTCTCCAGCGACATGGAGGGCGAGTTCGATCAATGGGCGGAGTGATTTAACCGGAGCAAACAGAGGGAACAGAAAGGAACCAGGCATGGCACGGAAGCGAAACATCGATGACCCGGCGCAAATTCTTTTGTTCGCCACGCTTCTGCCGAATGGGAGCGGCGGCTTCCAGATCGTCCCGCAAAAGCCCATGCAGGAGATCGATGCGGACCGGGCGGCGCAAATGTTGAACGTGGCCCGCTCGACCCTGAGCTACCTCGTCAACACCGAGAAGGGTCAAAAGCATTTGCGCTGGCGCTGGCTGACTGACAGAAGGGGGAAGCGGGTTTTCGATATGGCCTCCATCATGGAGTATCGGGAGGCGAGCAAGGATTCGGAGTTTTGAGGGTAGGGTAATACCCCATTGCGCGAGGCAGCAGGATTACGATTACGATTGGGAGCGGCGGAAAACAATTCCTGACAAACCTGCCAAACCAAACAAGGTGGGATAGCGACATCGAAGCGAGGCGTGCAGAGTCGTCCACGTTTTGGGCGAGCACCCTACAAAATCGATTTCGAGCGCGAGCGGCTTTCACACTTCGGCCGTGACGGGCCAATGCGCAGCCGACCACCTCCTCCAGCGGCTAGCTCCCCCAAACAGCCCGTCACGGTCGTTAATCCTTTTGGCGGTTTGTTTCCTCCTCACCCTGAGCTGCACGCACAATGCCGCGCACCGGGCGAACGTGCTGGACAAGTCGGCCCAGAGAGTGAGCGAGCTGACCCAGGCGGCGCGGGTCGCGAACAACATCGGGCGTGGCAGTTTGGTGGCCACGAACTACGGCAAGGCGCTGATCGCTTACGACTTGTCGGATGATTTCCTGCGGCGGGACCAGAACCTGACGGGCCTGCCCATCCAGGACCAGACCGCGCAAGTCCGCACGCTCCTGGGGGAGAACGCTTCGTTGAAGCAACAGTCGGCGAGCCTGGAAGCCCAGCGGGAAGCGGAAGAGACGGGCTGGAGGGCGGAACGCGCCCAATACGAAAAGCAGCTCATCGACATGGGCCAGAAGTATGAGGCGGAACGGAACAAGTCCATCGTGCGGCGGATCATCTCCAGCCTGGGCATCGGGGGCACGGTAGCGGCGATAGTGGCCATCTGCATTTTCTTTCCAGCGGCCATCCCGATTTTCACCCACCTGGCGGGCTGGCTGGTGAACAAGATTCCCGCGCTCGCCAGCGGGCTGGGAGTGGTTTCCAAGAATGCGTTTGACGGGATCGTGCGGGGAGTCGAGTCCGCGAAGGTGGAACTCAAAAACAACCCGCCCAGCTCTCCGGCGGCAGCAGCGGACGTCCTGAGCAAGCACTTGAGCAAGTCAATGCACCCGGACCATCAGGTTTTGGTGAAAGCGCGCAAGTCAAAAATCGTCGCCCCGATAGCAACCAGTTGAAGAAAGGATTCTTTGATGAATGCAAAATGGCACCTGGCGGATGGGAAGACCTGGCTCGTGGGATTGAGCGTGCTGGGTCTGTGCTCGATGCTTGCCTCCGCTCAAGACTGGAAAGCGTTTGAGTTCCTGGAGCCCCAACACCTCGAGCACAAAGGAATCAGAAAATCTCCGCTGCCCGCCGGAGCGCGGATTCTCAACGCCCGGAGCATCCGGATGTTCACGCTGCCCGTGGACGATCCTCGCGTGGTCGTGAATGAAGGTGTCACCAACTTTGTGGAGATTATCTGGACGGGCATCACGCAGGGCAAAACCTACACGATTGAGTGGGGGCCTCCGTCCGGGCCGTTTTGGCCCGAGCCGACGCTGGGAGATTGGTGGGGTGGGCCGGGCACAAGCTGGGGCAACAGTCGCGGGCCGCAATCTGTGATGGTTACTCCCTCGTGCATTTTTGGATGGGCTTGCCCGGACGGAGCCTCGTTCTCATACAGCGATTGTGATGACGAGGCCAACTGCACGTTCTGCCTGGTCAAAGCCTTCAATGGGAGAAGCCAGGAATTTTTCCGGCTGCGAGAAGAATGAAACTAGCGCTGTCATTTTTAATTGGTTGCGCGCTGGCGGTAATCGGCGCGGAGCTCGATGGGTTGTTCCCGATGCCGGCCAACGCGATGGCCCCGAGTTCGAGCGTGCTCGCGTGGGAGGAGCATGCGTTCGGCACCGGCGTGGTGCTGCACCTGGTGTGGAGCAACCAGATCGCTTCGAGGCTGTCGCTGATCGGCAGCCTGAATAACACGAACTGGTTCGAACTGATGTCGTTTGACCGGGTGGGCAGCAATGTCTATTGCGACGATTTTACCTATATCAACGGGAGCAACGTGGTTCCGTTCCTGCGGATCATTCCATCCCCATAACCCCATGCCAGACCCACATTCATACCAAGCAGTCGGATGGATACTCGTCGCGCTGGCGGCGCTGTGCGCGGGAGTCAATCAGATCCATTCGTTCCTTGATCGGATGAAGGACAAGCCCGCGCCTGCGGATGTGAAGCAACATGCGACCGATACATTCGCGACGAAGGACCAGCTCGAAAAGGTGGAGGAATTGTTCCAAGAGGTCATTCGCGACGGGGACGAGCGGCGGCGGGCGATCTACGCCAAGATGGAAGCGCACAAGGAGCAGCTTTCGCATGAACTCCACGCGGTGAGCAATAAGCTGGCGGCGGTGGACACGATGAACACGGCCCTGGTGCAGCGCTTAAGTTCCATCGAAGGGAAGCTGGACCGGGCCATTGAGCGCGGAGCGCCGCATCGAGGAAGGCACGACTGATGGAAATCAACACAATGAGCCCGGAGCAAACAGAATTATTTCACCTGGGGATTTTGCGAGTGCTGGACCAGAACGGCACGCGCTTTGGGCTGGGCATCGAGGCCATCCGGATGCGGCTGACGCCGATGGGGTTCACCGCGACGGCCGGAGACACGAACAAGGCCCTGGAATATCTGGAGGACCCGGCGATCGGTTTTGTCGCGACGATCCATCGCGGGCATTTCAACCCGGCGAATCAGACCTGGAAGATTACGGCCCCAGGGACCAACGAGCTGCGGCGGAGGGGCTACTAATGAACGCAACCATCGAGAACAATTTTTCGTATCACGCGCCGACTCCGGAGCAGCAGGAGAACTATGTGCGCCTGCGCTCGCATGCCAAGGACCTAGCTTACCTGATCGATCACTGCTGCCCAGCCGGACGGGAGAAATCCACGGCGATGACCAAACTGGAGGAAGCAGTCATGTGGGCCAACGCAGCGATTGCGCGGCAGAACCTCGAACCGAAACGGCTCTGATGAATGAACAAAAAACCAAGATGCGACTCGGTGCTCAAGAACCTTCCTCCGGAACGGCAGCGCGAGGTGATCGACCTGCTGAACGAGAAAGGCTTGAAGCAAACCAAGCAGCACCTGGCGCAAGACGGAATCAAAACTTCCGTGGGCGCGTTGTCGGAATTCTTTTCCTGGTGGTCGCTGCGGCAGCAATTCCAGTTATTGGAGCAGGACACGGTCACGATGATGGAGCTGCTCCGGAAGCAAGCGCCCGAGTTGAGCGAGGAGAAGGTCGAGACCTACGGGAACGCGTTCTTCCAACTGGAAGCCATCAAGCAGAGCGACCCCAAGACGTTTCTGAATTACCGCACGGCGCGGCACAAGGCCAAAATGGATCGGCTGAAGTTCGACCAGCGGGAAAAGCAAATCGCGCAGAAGGACCAGCAGCTCGCCCTGGACGAGAAGAAGTTCCAGCGGGATACCTGCGAGCTGTTCGTGACCTGGGCGCAGGACCAGCGGGCGCGGCAGATCGTGGAGGGGCCGGAGAGCAACGACGCGAAGACGGAGCAGCTCGGGCAACTCATCTTCGGGGAGAAGTGGAAGTGAATAATCAGTCATCAGTAATCAGTGCTCAGTCCTCAGTGCTCAAGCTGCGGTCGGGGCAGAGCGAGTTTGTGGACGGCGTGGAGCGCTACGGCGTCTGCGCCCTGGTCGCCCGGCGACAGTACGGCAAGACCACGCTCTTCAGCACCATCGCGCTCAAGAAGATGATGAAGCGCAAGAATCACACGGTGGTGTTCGGCAGCGCGAAGCTGAACCTGGCGCGTGAAATGGTGCGCAAGGAAGCGGACGTGATCCAGCGGGCCATCCAGGCGGCACGCGTGCTGCAGGTAGCCGATGGCGAGACAGGCAAGATTCCGGACAAGCTAACGGCGGATGATTTCGCCTCGCTCTATGAAGCCCAGCGGCTGGAGTTCCGCTACTACCATTCCCGCACGGTTTACTCCCGGACCAAAGTGGTCGCGCTGGGTCCGGACACGGTCGGGGAAACCGGCGACCTGATGTGCGATGAGATTGGGCGGGTGTCAAACTGGAAGGAAACCTACGGGGCCATCGAACCCATCGTGAGCAGCGACCCCACGTTCCGGCTGACCCTTTGCACCACGCCGCCGCCCGATGACATGCATTACAGCTTTGAGATGCTGATGCCGCCGCTGGGGACGGAGTTCCCAGTGAATCCGAAGGGCAATTGGTATCGAAGCGAGACGGGCATCATGGTGTTGAGGGTGACGGCGTTCGACGCCTACGCGGACGGAGTGAGTGTCTATGATTTGGAAACACGCGAGCCGCTGACACCCCAGGCGCATCGCGAGCGGCACTTCGACAAGACGGTGTGGGACCGGGAGTATGGCTGCGGATTTATTTTCGGCGGCACGGCGGCGTGCGGGCTGGTGCAACTGGACGCGGCGATGCGCCGGGGCATCGGCCAGTGCGCGTGCTTCCAGATTGACGACGACGCGGACATGGACCGGGCCATCGCGTTCCTCGTGGAACATCTGGGCGCGGGACCAGTCGGCATCGGCGTGGACCTGGCCACGACCGAAAAGGAGACGAGCAATCCCACGGCCGTCTCGGTGAATGAACAGCGCGGATTGGAAACCATCGTGCGCACGGTCTTCGTTTGGAAAACGCAGGAGCCGGACATTGCCCGCGCCCGCATCCGCTCGATTGTCCTGGCCATAAAGGAGCGCAAGGAAGGCGGTCGAGCGCGGCGCTTGTGCGTCGATGCCACGAACGAACGTTACTTCGCGATTGACCTGCGGAATTTCCTGGGCGGCGAAGTGCCAGTCGAACTGGTGATTGGCAGCGAGACCATCGAAGTGCCGGGACATCCGGAGCCGATGACGATGAAGCAATACCTGGGCAGCACGCTCGTGGACGAGCTGGACGCGAACCATCTGACGCTGCCCCCGGAGCGCTACATCAAGGAAGACTTCCGCCTGGTCAAACGCGACCGGGGATCGTTCGACGCGGAGATCTCGGACGAGGGACGGCACGGGGACACATTCGACTCCACCAAGCTCGGGTTGCGGGCCATTACCTCCACGGCGGGAGGAATACTTTCGGTGGAAGGAATCCGGCTGGGATACAACCCGACGCGGTTTGGAACTTTTGTGCCCGCACGATTAGGAGGAAGACTATGACGAAGCCCAAAATTCAAAACGCGGCGGAAGTCAGAACCAAACCTCTCCTGCGCTGGCCAGGCGGGAAGACCCGGCTGCTGCCCATCGTTCTGCCGCTGATCAAGCCGCACGTTTGTTACTGCGAGCCATTCGCGGGCGGGCTGGCGGTATTGCTGGCCAAGAAGCCGAGCGTGCGGGAAGTGGTGAACGATCTGAACGGGGACGTCATCAACCTCTACAACCAGGTGAAGTTTCATTTGCCGGAACTGGAGCGGGAGGTCGAGTGGATTTTGAACTCGCGCAAGAACCTGTTCGACTTCATGGGGCAGCCTGGCCTGACAGAAATCCAGCGGGCCTCGCGCTGGCTGATGCGCAACAAGATGAGCTTCGGCGGGAACATGGACAGCTTTGGCGTGGCCAAGACTTCCGGAGGCGGGGCATCGCAGTCGCGTTTCAACATCATGGACTCGATGCGCTTGCTCAACCAGCGCCTGGACAAGGTGACGTTTGAGAACGTCGATTATGCCCGTTGCATCAAGCTCTACGATTCGAAGGACAGTTTCTTTTTCATTGATCCACCCTACCTGCACGCGAAGGTGAAAAACTACGCGGGCTGGACCGAGGAACAAATGCGCAGCCTGCGCCAGACGGTGGACGGAATCCAGGGCCGATGGGTGCTGACGGTGGATGGCAGCCCATTCAACCGGGAACTGTTCAAGGACTTCAAGCTGAGGAAGGTCACCTCGGCCAACCAGGCGGTGAACCGGCGCACCCACAGTGACCGGACTTTCTCGGAGTTTGTGATCACGCCCAAATGAACTCCAAAGCATCCAATTATCAGGTGGTGGGGCCTGGCCGGGTAGATCGGGCGAATCGCGCCACGTTGCCCCAGGACGTTTTGGTAGCGACTTCCGTGCGACGGGGGGGGCAGAAACCGCCCCATGCCGCTGCAATGCGCTGCAATGCGGTCGATTTGCGGATGGCAGAAGAATATTGCGGCCTTGGGGGGCAAGTTTTGCCGGGCATCGGAAATGACAACGGAGGTGCGTCGTGAATCTGCTCGCGAAATTGTTCGGAGCGAGGGGCGCAACTGAGCAAAAGGGTCTGGCTCCGATCCCGGCCCGGCCTTCGCCTCCGGAACGACCCGCGCCGGACCCGGAAAAGACCCTGCGCATCATCATTAATCCCGAGGCGCGGGACCGGTGGATGACCGGAACGGTTCGACACTTCACGCCCGAGCAAGTGGAGCGAACGATCCGGGGAGCGATGATGGGCAATCTATTGGCGCAGTGGGAGATGTTCGACCTGATGGAGGCGACCTGGCCCCGGCTCTCGAAAAACCTGAATGAGCTGAAGGACGCCGTCAAAGGCCAGGAGTGGCCACTCCAGCCCTGGGCCGCAAAAGGACAGAAGCCCACCATCAAGGCGCAACGTCGAGCCGACCTGGTCGAAGACCTGGTCTGGAACATGACGCCCGAGCCGGACAACGACGAAAATGATTTCGAAGGGCTGATTGGAGACCTGCTCGATGCGTGGGGCAAGGGCATCTCCGTTCAGGAACTTTTGTGGGAGGTCAAGGCTTACGATGGCGGGAAGGCATTCGCGCCCAGGGCGACGCGGTGGGTGCATCCGAGGCACTACGGATATCCGTCAGTGGGTTCGCGGCTGATGCTGGACTCGCGGGAGAGCGGCGTGTTGCTCGAGGCGGACGGCGGGGAAGCCCTGGAAGGTTATGTCCGGTTTCCGGAGAACAAATTTCTGATCGCCGTCGCGAAGAATAAGAGCGGCCATCCAGCGGGCGCTTCGCTGTTGCGGGTGCTGGGTTTCTTTTGGGCCGCGAGCAATTTCACCTGGGAGTGGTTTTTGAATTTCGCGCAAATTTTCGGGATGCCCATCCGCTGGGCCAACTACGATCCCAACGCGTCGAAGGAAACCATCGATCTGATTTGCGACATGCTCGCCAACATGGGCAGCGCCGGTTGGGCCGCGTTCCCGTCCGGGACGACGATGGAGCTGAAGGAGGCGATGAAAGCGGCCGGGGACAATCCGCACATCGCCCTGCTCAAGGCGGCGGACACGATCTGCGACATCATAATTCTCGGGCAGACGCTCACCACCGACGCCGGGGACCGGGGAACCCAGGCCCTGGGCACGGTGCATAAGACGGTGCTCGATGGGCGCAAGCTGGCGGCGGCGAACTTTGTGGGACGGATTTTGAACCGGCAGCTCATCCCGGCCATCTGCCTCTTGAACTTTGGGAACACGGAGGAGTGCCCGTATTTCATGACGCAGGCCGACGAGCCTGATGATTCGAAGGCGATGGCGGAGCGGGACCAAATATTATTGAACGCCGGAGTCGAGATGCCCAAGGCATGGTTCTACGAGCGGCACGAGATTCCAATGCCGGGCGAGGGCGAGGACGTGGTCGCGGGGCGAAACCAGGATGAATCCAGCATGACGAATCCTGGCGACGCGCTGGCCTTGGCGAAGAGAGTTCTGGGTTCACAGTTCTCAGTGCTCAGAGCGAAAGATGCCACGGAGCTGCTGACCGAACGGGTGATGGAGGACCTGACGAGCGTGGAGGCGAAATGGCTGGCAGGCGTGAAGCCTTACTTCCAACGCCTGGTCACGGCCGCTGAGGACCAGAACATCAGTGATGAAGATTTTGTCCGGGCGCTGGCCCAGGCGCAAAACCAGATCCCGGAATTGTTCCGGCACCTGGACGCGGAAGCGTTGCGCAGCGCGTTAGAGAAAACAATGGGCGCGGCGATGGTGAACGGCGCGGTGCAGGGCGCGATGCGGAGGAGAGTCCAAAGTCCAAAGTCCAAAGTCCTGAGCCTGGAAAGGGGGACCGCGTGATTGCTGTGCACATCAATCGCGAGGGGTTCGTGAAGAAGATGGATGCGACGCTCGCCCAGGCCAAGAACCCAGGGGCCATCATGGCGGGCGTCGGCCGCGAGGCGGTCAACCGGCTCAAGGCGCATTTCCGGGAGCTGGACAAAACGCAGGTCAATCACCTGGCTCCGGAACGGCGAGAACATTTTTGGCGGCAAGTGGGCAACAGCGTGCATGCGCCCGTGCTCGCGCCGTCGGGCAGGACCGTAACGGTGAGCATCACGGACCCGCGTTACGCGCAGAAACTTTTCGGCGGAACGCTTCGGGCCAAGACGACCCGCAACCTGGCGATTCCGGAAGAGCCGGAGGCTTACGGACGCCGACCCAAGGTTTACGAGCAGGAGACCGGGCACAAACTGTTCGTCATCAAGCAGAACTCGAACGTGCTGCTGGCGACCGCCATCGCCGGCGGCGGACTGCAGGTGGAATATCTGCTGACGCCCTCGGTTCACCAGGACGCCGAGCCCAAGGCGTTTCCGGACCAGGCGCAATTCGAGAAGGCGCTGACCGACCGGGCGGACGCGATGCTGGAGCGCCAGCTTAAGGAGCAAGGACCAAAGCCATGAAGCAATATTCAGTAATCAGTGCGGCCCTGGGCAGCGCGCCGGTGACAGTAATTGGAAACCAGTTGCCTGCGGACATTCAGTGGATGCCGCCGGGCAAGCACAAGGTGACCGCCACGAAAGGCGCGAGCCAGGAACCGGTCACGCTGGAATTGGAGGTCACAGCCGAGGTGGGCGCGCTGATGCAGCGGTGCCTGCAGGACTACTGCAGCAAGGCTGCCACGGGGCAGGAGGACCGGCCCTATTTCGATTTCAACCACGAGGACGGGGAAGCCAGCGCCCATGTGATGGGATTCTATTGGGGCGGGACTGACCCGGTGAGCGGCGGGGTGCGGGCACGCGTGGAATGGACGGAGCCGGGCAAGGAAGCGCTCCTGGGCCGGGCCTATCGGCGATTCTCGCCCTCCTTCTGGTTCGATGACGGGGAGTTTGTCGGCGCTCCGCTGAACATGGGCGGCCTGGTGAATCGGGCGGCCTTCAAAACGATACAACCAATTTGGTCACGCCACGGCGGCGACCAGAAACAACCAACAGAAAAGGAAAAAGCAGATATGAAAACAATCGAAGAACAATTGGCGGACACCAACGCCGCCGTTACGAAGCTGGCGACGGACACCAACGCCGCCATCACCAAGCTGACGGAAACCGTCACGACCTTCCAGACCAAGCTGGTCGGCCTGGCGATGCCGGACAAGAAGGAAGCGGCCGCGGACCCGAAAATCGCCGCGCTCGAAACGCAAGTCACAGCCCTGATCGAAGCGAACAAGGTGCAGGCGAAAGCCAACGCCGGCATTGTCGTTCGGAAGGCGATCAGCGAGGGGAAGATTCCCCCGCAGGACGCCAAACTGATCGAGCACTGGACCAATGTGATCCTCCTCGATGCCAAGAACGCGGAACTGCTGGAGTCCGCGCCGGTCAATCCCGCCTTAAAGAAGGTGATCGATGGCCAGGGCAAGAACGGCACCTCGGCCAGCGCCGGACTGGATGCGCATCCATTCATCGTCAAGGCCAAGGAGTATGCCACGGCCAACAAGCTCGATGAGCAGGCGGCACAGGCGAAGTTCGCGGCGACGCCGGATGGCGCGAAGCTCTACCAGGAATATCTGGAGGGGTTCAAGGCGCAGCAAAACTAAGACACGTTCAGGCGCTGGAACATTGAAGCGTTAAATCGTTAAGAAAAAGAAAGACCAAAAACACTATGTTGGAAACTTACGTTGACAAGCATTACCGGACGTTCACCGAAGAAACGGCCGGGCAACTGACGAACAAGGAAGGTTACGCGGTGGAACTCACCGCCAACGGCACCGTGCAGCTCTTTACGAGCGGCATCTGCATCGGATTCATGCACTCGAAGCTGCAAGGGGCGAATGACGTGGTGATCCGCCTGCTGGCCCCGACCTATAAAGTGATTGCGGGCGGCGCGATTGCGATCCGCGGCCAGGTGAAAGGATTGACCGGCGGCAAGGTGGTGGCGGCCACGACCGGCAGCCGGGCACTCGGAATCAAGATCAGTCCCACAGCCGCGTCGGCGGACGGGGACACCCTCGAGATCATAACCCTGGCCGAGACCGCGCCGTAATCGATAAATCCCTCACCCCAGCCCTCTCCCCCCGAAGGGGAGAGGGAGGAACCCATAACGAGCAAATAGAGCAGTAAAACGAAAATATGAAATCGACAGCGACAGCAAACCCTGTGATGCAGGGTTACGCGGTGAAGTTCCTGCAGGACCCGTCCCAATACGTGGGCCGACGTTTGTTCCCCCAGTTCAACACCGGGGAGCAGTCGGCCAATTATTACGTGCTGGACCAGGCGAACGCACTGAACTTCCCGACCAACATCCAACGGGCGCCAGGCTCCGCCTACACGCGGAGCAAGATGACGATCAGCGACGACACCTTCGCCACGCGCGAATACGGCCACGAAGAGTCGGTGGACGACCGGGAGCGGAAGAAATACGCCATCGCCATTAACGCGGACATCGCGGCGGTGCGCCGGGCCACGGCCATCATCCTATTCAACCAGGAGCTGCGGATTAAGAACAAGGCGACGGGCGGCTCGGTGCCGACCGCCACGCCCTCGACCAAATGGAACCGCGCCCTGGCCGGTGATCCGATCTCGGACGTGGACGCGGCCAAGACGGCCATCCACAAGGGCTGCGGGATGGAAGCGAACACGATGCTGGTGAACCGGGACGTGTTCAACGAGCTGAAGGAACATCCCAAGGTGCTGGACAAAATCAAATACAGCGAGCGCGGGATTGTCACGGCGGACATCCTGGCCGCCGTGTTTGGGGTGCAGCAATTCCTGATCGCAGGGGTGCTCTACAACTCCGCGAATGAAGGCCAGACCTTGAGCGCGGCCTACCTCTGGAGCGACTCGGTCATCCTGGCCCACGTCGAAACCGCGCAAGACCTGCAGGCTCCCAACTTCGGCCGGTGCTTCGCCTGGTCCGGGGAAACCGGGCCGGACGGCGTGCTGGTGGAAAGCTATCGCGACGACAGCATCCGCTCGGACGTGCATCGGGTGCGGCAGGACCTGGACGAGAAACTGGTCGGCGCGGCCGCCGGGTATCACCTGAGCGACGTGCTCACGTAGTCCTGGACAACACATTCCAAACCCCCTGATTGGGTTCATGAATCTGAGGGGTGCGTCTCAGAATAAACAACGCACAGCAGACAAAACCAAAATCCAAAATTATGAAGAAATTCAAAGTGTTAAAAAATTTCATCCACGAAGGGGTGATCTACAACGCGGGCGGAGCGTTTCAAACGCGGTCGCAGAAAACTGCGGAGTCGCTCGCCGAGCAGGAGTTGATTGGCCAATGGGAAGAGGCCCCGGCCCCAACCAAGCCCGGCGAGACCAGCCCAGAAGAAGTGAAGTAAACCGGCGAACGCCCGCCTCCGCGAGGCAGCGGAGGAGGGCCGGTCCGCAACTACGACCAACCATTATGGCAAACGGAAAAGTGAAGTGGTATGACGAACGGAAGGGCTACGGCTTTATCGAGGCCAGCGATGGCAGCGAACTGTTCGTCCACCACAGCGGAATTCTCAACAAACAAACCACGCGCCTGGAGACGGGACAGCGGGTGTCGTTTGATGAGGTTGAAGGAAAGAAAGGGCCGAAGGCGGTGAACGTCACCCCGGAGGAGTAAACCTAATGTTGCGACGATACGTAACTCCAATCCAAGCGCTGGCCGTTTGCATGGCCAGAATCACCGCCCGACTTCGCGCAGCCGAGTCAGTCGTGTCTTCGTTCGTGCCTTCGCCGGGCATCATCCTGTGCGAGCCACGGGAGGAGCGGCGCTCGCGGCTGCGACCGCCCATCGGATGGCGGCGGGATGCGGCGCGGCGGGCCTGGAAAGAGCTGGCGTATCGGCAGCGGCGGAATCGGAGAAAGCAGTAGCGGTCAGAGAACAACAAACACGGAAAGCAAAAGTAAAAATGAAAACGATCACGATCACAGACAGGCAGGAAGCAAAGTTGAAGCGGGAATTGAATAGTATTTTTGGCTGGCCGGCGATGACGCCCGGCACGCAGCCGGACTTCTGGTTCCGGGCGGGAGCACTGCAGCTCTCGGACGGAGCGAAGGTGAACAGCCTGCCCGACCAGGGCGGCGGGCCGATTGCGCTCGGGCTGGCGCATCCGGACAACCCGGCCCCGACCCTGCGCCGCAACCGCGTGGCTGCGAACGCGCAGGACATCGGCCGGACCTCGCTGGACTTCCTGGGTTCGCCCCTGGTTGGCAGCGGCAACCTCGACACGGTCACGCCGACCGTGCTGGCGGTGGTGAGCCGGGACAAGGAGGATAGCTGGCAGGCCGTCCTGCAAATCAAGAACCTGATCCTGCGGGCCATGTGCGGTTCGATTCCGGGCGGTTCCTGGGGCGTGGAATACCGAGGGCAATTGTTCAGCGCGGGCGTGCCCCTGGGCTACATCGCAAAGGTGATTGCGGTGCGGGTGAACAGCGAATCGTCGATTGACCTGTTCACCGGCGGCAGCACCTGGGTAACCAGGGCCTCGCACACGGTCGCGGCGGGCGAACATCTGAACGCCCAGAAACTGTGGGTAGGCGGCGAGGGCGACGGTTATCGCGCCCTGGGCGGCACGATGCCGGAACTGCATGTCTACAGCCAGCCGTTTGGTGACGACGAACTGTTTGAGAAATTCAGGGCCGCACAGTGCGAGTACGAGCGGACCGCGCCGGCGACGAGTTAACGGACCCCTCCCTAACCCTCTCCCCTGTCCGAGCCGGACTGGCCAACAGGGGAGAGGGAAAAGAAACTTATGGCGTTTGCGGAATCAGATTTGAATCTGCCCCAGGACGAGATTGACAAGCTGAAGGCCGGGCTGGTGAACTTCGGCCAGGCCAACGCGTTCATCCATGCCATAGCTGAGGCCGAGGCAAAGGTGCGGGACTGGAGCTCGCGCTTCGTGGTTCCGACCGAAACGTTGCGACGGCTCTGGCGACCCATAGTCATCTACCAGGTTTATGTCCTGGTAGATGACCTTTCCAAACCCAGGACGCAAGCCTACACGGACGCGATGGAAGAGTTGAAAGAGATTCGGGACGGAAAGTTTCCGCAATATCCCCTGGCCGATCCGCAACCGACCGGGCTGGCCAGCAGCTCCGGGAGCTGGGGGAGTGAGGAAAGAATCAAATGACGAAACTGCTGCAACCATTCAATCGCTCCTACATGGGCCAAAAACCAGCCGGGCCTGATATCCTCATCGGCTACCGGTTCATCTGCCCTGGCTGCAAGAGCCAACACTTAATCTGGGTGGCGGAAGTGGAGCCCGGCAAGGGTGGAGCGATCTGGAGTTTCGACGGGAATCTGGAACGGCCCACGTTCCATCCGTCCGTCAAAATCACCTGGGGCGATCCGGGGTTCAAGTGCTGCCATTTCTTTATCAAGGCCGGGACGCTGGAATACCTGGCTGATTGCACCCACGACCTGGCGGGCAAGACCGTGCCGATGGAACCCTTTGCGGAGGCGGCCGCATGAACACATTCATTCCGACACTGACATTGATGGGCCAGGTGAAGACGCTGCTGACGGCGCTGCAGCTTAGCCCTGGTGTCGCCCTGTTCGACAAGGTGGAGGTGTATTCGACGCCCGACCTGGTCAAGGCCAGGCGCGAGCTGATGCTGTTCGACAACCGGCTGTGCCTAATCATCCCGAGCGGGAATGATTACGAGAACAAGTTTGCCGGGAAAGAGGTGCAGACGGAAGTAAAGCGCGAGTTCGTGCTGCTATTGACGGACCGCGATTTCAGCAAGCGGAAGAACGCGGCGCTCGGGAGTGGCAGCGACACTCCGGGCGTGGTGAAGATGAACGACCTGGTCGAAGCAGCCTTGCTGGGCCAGAACCTGGGGCAGTCCCCGGTGATGCTGCGAATGCATCCGCTGAACAGCGAAGCGTTCCAACTGGTGGGCGAGAGCGAGGAGCAGTCCACGGGACGGGCCGCATGGCAAATGACCTGGCAGTGCTCGGGCGGACGGATGGTGGTTACCGAAAAATCATGATCCCAAACAAGAGCAACGTGGTGGGCCGGCTGAAGGCGGCGCTGGAGATTCTCGACAAAGCGGCGAGCGAGGCGCGGATGACGCGCGCCCGCCATTACGAGGCGGAAGTGGCGGGCACCGAACTGCGGCAGTATTTGGGCAGCCTGAGCCAGGTGGAACCGAAGGCGCTGGCGGGAAATGACGAAACCAGAACACCGAACGACGAAAAAAGCGGCAGCAAAATTGTATGATTATCACGAAACGAAAAACGGTGAGGCGGTATAACACCGAGACTTATGATTTTCGGGACCGGGCCCAAACGCATGGGGTCTCGAGCATGGGGCAAAGCACGGTGAACGCCGTGGATCGGTTCGTCCAGGACTGCAAGGATTACGGGATTTGGGACAAGCTGATCGACGTGTGTCTGTTCTGTGGCGGCAACCTGGAGATGGCCTTGACCAGGCTGAAGTATCCCGAGGGTGTTCCTGACCGGATCGTTAGTGCCGGGTTTGATGGCGACAGCGACTACAACGAGACCGGGGCGAATGGGGGATTACTCTCCTCCGGCAGTGAATATCTGGATACCGGGGTGCTGCAGGCGGATGGTTCGCCCAAGCCAACGGGAGCGCTCGGGTTCTACGGGAAATACGCGCCGGGGAGCAACGCGGGCGGAGCGTGCCTGATCGGCCTGGGTAGCGGCAGCGACAATGTGAATTTTGCGTTGAGACGCACAGGAACGGACGGGGCGCAGCTCTGGTGGGGAGATCCGGCCCAGGACACCATCCTGAATGAAGACGTGCCCGTGCAGGGATTCTTGCTGGGCAGCTTTGACGGCCTCAATGCGCGGTCGCTTTATTTGAACGGCAATGTGATTGCCAGTTTTCCGGGCACCGCCCACGTCGAGGTTGATGATTCTGGGGGAACTGGCTACTTCGTCTTCGGCCGGAACGACTGGAATGATGGTGGGCTTCAGGAACCCGCCGCGGTGCGCGGGAAATTTTACTGCATCTCGGAGGGACTTTCGCCGGGGCAGTGCCAGGCGCTTTACGGCGCGGTGCAGGGGTTCCAGGTGGCGCTGGGACGGGCGTATGTCTAGTGACGGATCGCAAATAGCAGAGAGCGGACAGCAATAGCAAACCAAGCAACCAACAGGAAACGACAACTATGAAACTCGGTGATGCCATAACGAAGAAATTAACCAGCGGCCGGTTCTACCTGAAACGCAAGGGCGAAACCTCCTATGTGGATTGGGGGAACGTGCAGGAACACAAGCTGGAGCCGGAAGTCGGCCGGGCCGATCACATGAACTCGTCCGGAGGCGTGAAGCGCACGGACGTGAGCCTGGTGAAATCGATTAAGCCCAAGTATGTGTTCGTGGTGGATGAACATCATCCGGAGCTTCAGCGGCTGATCCTGCTGGGCAACCAGGGCGCGGACGTGGTTTATGCCGGCGGCAACGTGACAGCGGAAGCGCTGACGGCCAGCAACAGCAAGCAGGGCCGGACTTACTTCGCCGCGCACCAGGGCCTGAGCGCGGTGGTGGTGAAAGTCGGCGGCGTGACCAAAGTGCTGGACACCGATTACGCGGTCGATCTTTCCAACGGCGCGATCACCATCCTGGTGGGCGGCGGCATCGCGGACAATTCGACGGTGACGGTGGATTACACGGCGGCGGCGGTGACGACGCAGCCCTTCACCTCGTTCGATGACCTCCGGGTGGAAGGGGACATCAGGTATATCGAGCAGGACCAGTTCTCGAAGCTGCCCCGGCAGACCACGGATTTCTTCGGGCAGATTCACGTCACCAATTGGGGCGAGAATAACCTGGAGGACTTCAACAAGGTGGCGCTGGAATGCCTGCCGCTGAACAAGCCGACCGTGAGCGTGCGCAAGGATTAGTCGTTGAACCGCGAACCGTTGAACCGTTGACCCATGAAGGGTTAAGGGGCGAAGCGTTGAAGGGTTAAAACTATGAATCTGGAAACTTTGGATCTGCTCTCCGGGCGGCTGTATTGGCAGCCGCTTGGGGAGGCGGGCTACATCGATTTCGGGAATGTGTTCGATTACAAGAACGACCCGGAACGGCAACGGGTGCCCCACTCAAAAGCGAGCGGGGGCCTGAAGCGCGTGGACGTGGAGCTGCTGCGCTCGGCCAAGGAACGGCGGACGTTCACGATGACGGAGCATTTCGAGCAGGCGGTGAGGATGCTCAATTATGGGACCCGGCTAACCGACCTGGTGCAGGCGGCCGAGTATGGACTGACGCGGACTTTCGGTGTGAACGAACTGACGGTGGACCGCGTGTATGACCTGGGCAGAGTGGGCGTTCTCATTCAGTCGGCCAGCTATAGCGGCGGCAATCTGGTGGAAGGGGTCGATTATGAGAACAATCCGGGGAGCGGACTCATCCGGCCATTGTCCGCGACGCATTTCGGGTCCAACGAATGGACCTTCGAGTTCGATTGCCCGCTTTTGACTCGGCTGAATTACCGGGCGCTGGATGCGCTGCTGACGCAGGGGACGTTCCGCTTCTTTGAGTCGGATCAAATTGAGGGAGTGCCCAAGAACGCGGAGACATTTACCGGCCAGGTGCAGGTGACCGGTTGGGGAGAGAACAACCTGGAGGATTATAACAAGTGGACGCTGGAAGTCCTTTCCAGGAGCTAGCGCGGAATAGAAAGCAAAAACAAAAAGCATGAACACGTTTGAAATTTTAAAGGCTTCCCGCCAGGTGAGGGTGGGCGGGGAGGAGATCTCGATCCGGGAGTTGTCCTGGATGGAATTGAAGACGCTGACGGAAAAGCTGGCGGGAGAAGCTCAACGCATCCTGGGCGCGATGAAGGGCAAGGAGGATGCGTCGGAGGGGGCGGTCCTGCTGCTGAACGGGGAGATGTTCCTCTCCATCATTCGGGACTCGGAGGAGTTGTCCGAGACTCTGGTGCTGCAGACGACCGGCAAGGATGAAGCCTGGCTGGCGGCGCTCTCGTGCGGCGAGTTCATGGGCGTGCTGGATCAGGCACTGGACCTGAACCTCTCAATTGTGAGCAATTCAGTAAAAAAAATCGGCGGCCGCTTGCGAGAAATATTCGCTGGGAAAGCGGCCGAGCCAACGAGTGCGACATCGGCGAAGTAATTGATTTTCTGGTTTGGCAGGGGCACAGCCTGGAGAGCGTGAAGGGGATGACGTTCCGCATGCTGGACCTGGTGTGCCTGAAGGCCAACCAGAGATTGAAGCTGATGTATTCCAGCGAATCGCCGAAAGGCAAAGGCAGGCCGATCTGAGGTGCGGATGGCGAATGGAAAAACCACACAGTTATGGGCGACGTAAAGATTGAGATTTCGGCAGAGACGCGGGCAGCAGAGGCATTGATCCAGGGGTTCACCAAGAAGGTGAGCCAGGGGATGGAGGAGGCTGCCAAAAAGGTCGCCAGCTTCTTTGTGGTGGAACGCCTGATCGAGTGGGGGCACCGCATCATTGAGGGCGGGGAAGCGATGGGCGTGCTGGCTGAAAAGACCAGCATGACCACCGAGGCTCTCTCGGGATGGAGCTACGCGGCGAAACTGGCTAATGTTAATCAGGAGGAATTCAACGCGGGCTTAAAGGAGGCATCGCGGTTCCTGGCGGAGTTTGAGCGCCACAGTGACGACGCTTATCGGACCCTCTTCAAATTGAACTTGCAGAACGGGGGGTTCAGCACGCTGGAGGATTTTCTTTTCCAAGTGGCCGACAGCTTCCACAACCTGGCCCCGGAAGTAAATCGGACGGATCTGGCGATGGCCATCTTTGGCCGGGGCGGGCAGGCGATGATCCCGGTGCTCAACAAAGGCTCGGGAGCGATTCAGGAAGTGATGGCGAAGGCGAAGTCCCTGGGGCTGGTCATGGGCGGGGAGCTTGTGTCCGATGCGCGGGAGTTCCGTGACAGCATGAGCGAGGCGAAAGCGGCGCTCGAAGGGATGGGGACGAGAGCGATTCAAGTGTTGCTGCCTTCCCTGGTGAGCATTGCCGAGGCCGTGAAGGATGCAGCCGAGTCGTTTAACCATGCCACCGAGAACATCCAGGTGTTCATGGCCCTTATCAAAGCCCTGGCCTCCGCGCTGGCGTCGCTTGGTCACGCTCTGTTAGCCATCGTTGAAATCCTGACGGGAGTCTGGGTGAGTGCCTGGAACGTGGCCACGAAAGCCATCGAGACCCAAATCAAAGTGGTGAAAACGCTCTGGGACATGGCTGAGAAATTGGAGAAGGCAGCCCAAAAAATGGGGGGGCACGATATGATCCTCATGTTCAAGCCCGAGTCGGCGCAGACCATGATCGATAATTTTAAACAGGGCTGGGCCGAAACAGTTGACGCCGTGACGGACGCTGGAAAGACGATTTGGGGGCAATTCACAAACGGGGCCAACGAAGCCTGGGCAGCCATCAAGGGCAATAGCAAAACGGTCTGGGACAGCGTGAAGGGGGAATGGAACGACCTGAAGGACCAGCTCAAGTTTTTATGGAGTTCAACGCCCGAACGGCCAAAGAAAGCGGAAGCGTCAAGTCCACCAACAGGGCAGCTTGCCGCCGACCCATTGAAGCCGGAGCAATTGAAATCCATCGAGGATATGAAGCAGCGGTGGAACCAGGCTTTTTTGAGCAAGCGGGACCAGTTGGAGAAGACTTATCTGCTGGAGCTTTCGCAGTTGATGGAGTTGTCACGGCAGCAGGACGGCAATGTGGTCGAGTACGAGAAAGTGCAAAAGGCCAAGACGCAACTGACAGCGATTTACGGCCGACAGCGGGAGGAGCTGGCCCGGCAGGAGGCGGATGCAACCGCTGCCATCGAGCTGGCGAAGCTCCAAGGCCGGGTTGCGAGGATTGAAAGCGATCCGGACAAAACGAAGGCTGAGAAAAAGGAATTGTTGCTCCGGTTGCTGCGCGAAGAGCAGAGGCTCATCGATGAGCAGATGGCATCCTACGAGCGGCTGGCCAAGGACCAGGACCAGACGGCGGAAACGCACATCGAGGCGCTGAAGCAAATCAATGTCCTGGAGACGCAACGAACGGAGACCCTCAATAAGCAGCGCGAACTGGAGCGCGACAATTTCCTGGGGCGGATGCGGGGCGGGTTGACCGACATGATGAATGAGTTCGGGAACCTGGGGGCGAACCTGGCGGGCGGCGTGCTCGATGGGATCAAGAGTTCAGTCCAGGGCATTGGCGACGCCATCATGGGGGTGATCGATGGAACGAAGACCTGGGGCCAGGTGTTCTCGCAAATTGGGCGTCAGATTATTGCGAACATCATCCAGATCGTGATCCAGTGGATTGCCTCGATGACCATCATCGCCGCGCTGAAAAAGCTCTTTGGCCTGACGGACAAGAGCGAAGCGGCCGCATCGGCGGCAGCCTGGGCACCAGCGGCCGTGGCCGCATCGATAGCGAGTTACGGCGGCGCGGCCGTAGCCGGGTTTACGGGCTATGCCGTGGCCATGTCGGCCGGAACGGCGCTCGCGACCGGGTTATCGGCAGCCGCGTTCGCCGAGGGCGGCGTCGTGCCTGGCGGCCGCCAGTTCGTCCAGGTGAACGAACGCGGGCCGGAAGTGATCATCAAGGCCGAGACGGTGCGGAGGTTTGGCGTCCCCTTCTTCACGAAGTTGAACCAAGGGGTATTGGACCTTTACTCAGCCATGAACGCCGCCCCGTCATTCGTGGAAAAGCCGATTACGGCTGATGCGGGAGCCATGCAGCAGTTCGCCCAGGCGTCCGGAGGCGGCCGGTCGGCCGGGGCCTCCTCGGTGCATGTCGCGCCAACGCCGCTGCACCTGGCGGTGCTCGATGACCACAACAAGTTTCTGCGCTGGCTGGAGAGCAACGCAGGCAAGAATATCGTGGTGAAGCATGTTCGGGATTCGAGGAACGAAGTGGGAATTGCGTCGTGAGCGTCGAGACAATTAACGGGCATGTGCTTTTTCCGCACGCTCCCAATTGGGAGACGGAGCCGGATTGGCAGCGGTCGTGGCAGACGTTCATCAGTGATGCCGTGGCCGGGCAGGAATCGCGCTTCGGGATGCGAGACCAGGCGCTGACGCGTTTGGACTGGACGGTGCTGGCGCTGGACCTGCAAGAGCGGGCCAGGCTGGAGGACCGAATGCTGGCGGCGAAGAAGTCCGGCAAGGCGTGCGCCCCACATTGGGGCCGGGCCTCGATGCTGGCCTCCCCGGTGACGAGCACCACGGTAACGGTGGCGGCGACAGTCTGGCCCTGGGCGGTGGATGATTACTTGTTCCTGATGGATGACTTTCGGAACTACGACGCCCGCAAGATTTTGACGGTGGCCGGGAATGTTTTGACCCTGACGGCGGCCGTCAGCAGGACCTATGCAGCGGGGCTGCAGGTGTGGCCGCTGATCTATGGAAAGTTCGTGGCGGACTCAATGGACGGGGTGACGAGCCATCACGGGGAGACAGCGCTGGGTATTCAGGAGCTGAGGTCGCCGGCGACCGCAACGGTGGGAACGATGGGCAGCGCTGGAACGGGCGTGGGCGGATGGAAGGTCGGGACGACCTTGGTGGTGAGTTGAAGAGTTAAAAGGCGAAGGGTTAATATGCCGATACCACAAGACCAGACAGTTCTAAAAAGCTATTTCGAGACGGGTGACACACCGACGCAGGCGCAGTTTGCGGAGTTGATTGACACGCTGTTCTCGCTCTTTCAAACGGCGCAGACCACGGCGGCGGCAGCGGTGACCACGGCGAACGCCGCGAACACGGGGCGGGCGATGGTGCGGGCCAATGTGTCGAACATAACGACGCACACAATCAACACGCTGATGTCGGTCAATGTGGCGAGCATCAGTTATATCAGCACGAGCGGAGGCTTTGCCAATTACCGCATGAGTTTCACGACCGCTTATGCGAACACCAATTACCTCGTCCCCTTGCTCACCAATGTGACGGTGGTAACCAAATCGACGGGGTATCTGGACTTCCGGATCGGGGACACGAGCACGGCGGTCTTCGAGATTTTGACGATGGGCCAGTAACGCGCCCGACCGACAATGAATTTTCTCAACAGGCCAGTTTTCCAGTTTGAGATTGATTGGGCGGACCAGGTCAATAAGGCGTTCAGCTTTGACCTGGCGGAGCTGCTGATTGGTTTTGGCGCGGAGGTGTTCGCCCCGCTGCAGCAGGCCGTGGCGCAGGGCTTCCAGGTGACGCTGGATTTGCGGACACCGGTGGAGATAAAGGCATTCGAGGATTTCACGGGCGCATTGAAGGGGATGCTGTCGGGGTTTTGGTTTCCCGCGCCGTGGGAAGGGATGCTGCTGGCGGGCGGGGTCAGCAGCACGCAATTCGACATCATCGACCAGGGGCTGACCAACACCTGGCAGGACCATCCGGACGTTTATCTCTATTTCGAAGCCAACGGGGTGACGTCGCAAGCGGCGAAAATTACGGCGGTGAGCGCCATCGGGGGCGGCAAGGAGCGGGTGACCATCCAAACGGCGCTGGCGGATTGGGCGACGTTGTTTGCGTCCACAGCGCTGGTGAGGCGGCTGCATTACGTGCGCCTGGCGGAGGACGTGGAGCGCGGGAGCTACCAGGCCGAGGGCTGGCTGCGGCGCGAGTGCCGGGTGATCGAGCTGCCGACCGAGTATGCGAACCAGGAGACGGGACAGACGCCGATTATCCTGTATCACTCCTGGTGCGAGCCGCCGATGGACACGCACTGGTATTACACGAGCTTCGCGGCGGACGTGATCTACCTGAACAAAATCTACAAGGCGTTCTCCATTTCGCATGGCCCCATCAAGCAGGGAGTCAAAGCACAGGCCGAGACCCTGGACATCGATGCGGCTTATGACGCGAACCATCCGTTCGCCCTGTTTGTCCCGCTGCCGTTCCCGAGGCGGCTGAACGTGCAGGTGATGGAGATCACGCTGACCGAGCTGACGGGGAGCACCACTTACAGCGCGACCTTTGCGAACAACAGCGGGGTGGCGATAGGGTTTGCGGCGGCGACGCCTTTCCCGTCCGCCGTGAATGTCTCGGGGGTAACCGGGACGATTACGGCCGTGAAAGTGAAGCTAATCGGTCTGAGCCATCTCTACCCGGTGGACCTGGATATTTACGTTAAGTCGCCGACTGGAACGAAGGTGCAATTAATGTCGGACGCGGGAGGGACCAGTCCGGTGAGCGGAATCGATCTGACGTTCGACGCGAGCGCCGGGAGTGACATTCCATCGGGCAGTTTGACAGGCGGAACGTGGAGACCAAAGAACTACTCACCCGATCCGGACACGGGGTATCCATTCGCGGCCGGGCTGGCTTCCTTCGTGGGGGAAGCCCCGAACGGGAATTGGAACCTATACATTGTGGGGGACAATGTCGCGCACTTTGGCGACGTGAACTCCCTGGCGGGCTGGTCGGTGGAGATTGCCTCCTCGGGCGGTCCGCTGCCAGCGCGGACGCTGTTTGTGGGCCGCGTTCGACGGGTGCCAGACAAAGGCGACCGGTTGACGGCGACGTGTGACAGTTTCCTGGCGCTGCTGAGCAAGAAGGTGCCGAAGATGCTGATCAAGAAGGACTGCGACTACGAGGTGTATGAGCCGCGGACTTGCAAGGCGTTGCGGGCGCTGTTCGCGACCAGCGGGGTGATTGCGGAAGTAGATAACTCGGCGCGGCCTCCCACGATAGCGGTGACGCTGGATTTTCCAACGGATGATCGGGAGACGGAGGATTGGTTTGCGGGCGGCTGGATCGAGACAGGGCAGGGTTTGAACTTCGAGGTCCGGACGGTGTTGAATTCGTACTACGATTGGGATGGGGGATTGTTAACGCTGACGCTGAACGCGCCGATGATGCATGCCGTGGCAGGACAGAGCATTCAGCTTTTGCCGGGGTGTGACGGGACCGCTGAAATATGCGACACGAAGTTTAATAATTTTCCAAACCACGGAGGGTTCGTGGCCATTCCGCAGAAGAACCTTTCACTGACCGCCGTGGAGAACACAGCAACGCAAGGAGACAAAAAGTGAACGCTACACCCTATTTTGAAAGCACGCTGAGGCAGGTGAGCCTGGTGCGCGAGGCGAAGAGCTGGCTGGAGACACCGTTTGTGCCGCATGCCAGGATTCGCGGCGCCGGAGTCGATTGCGTGCATCTGTGCGCGGAGATTTACAAGGAGTGCGGGTTGCTCTCAGAGTTTAATCCGCCTCCTTACACCATCGATGGCGGGCATCATTGCAAGGAGTCGAAGGTGATTGCGCATGTGTTGGCGAGCGGGAAATTCCAGGAGGTGATTGGCCCCACGACCCAGGGCGGGCTGGCTCATGCGAGTGGTCCGGGGGACTTGCTTTGCTTCCGGATGGATGGGGTGGTCCACCATGTGGGCATTCTGCTGACCAGGACCCATTTCATCCATGCGATTCGGGGGCATGGGGTGGTGATCGGAGACCTGCAGGATTCGACCTGGAGCGGACGGCTGGAGAAGGTGTTCCGGCCGATTGAGGGAGCGCGATGAGTTTTTTGTTTGGCAATACAGCGGGGCTGCCGGACCAAAAGCCGAAGCCCCTGGGCATCGATGAGCGGCGGGTCTCGACGAACGAGCAGGCCAGGCCGGTGCCTTACTTCGCCGGGAAGATACGCGTGGCGGTGACATTCATCTCGGATATTTTTGATGTAAGGACGGAGGTCATTACCCGCGACATCGGCAAGCAAAAGACGAAGATTGGAAACAACTATTATGCCAGCTTCGCCGCGCTGATCGGGCACGGTCCGCTGAACGGGATGCATGAGGTGGTGTTGAATGGGGAGACGGTCTGGGCCGGGACACTGGTGCGCGATGGTTCGCATGTGGATTACGCGGACTTGACGATACCGGGCTTTGGGCTGGCCAAGATTTATTGGGGAACGGAGACGCAGCTACCGGACGCTTACCTCTCGGACAAGAGCGGCATCAAGCACCCGGCTTATCGCGGCCTGGCTTACATGGTTTTCTACCGGCACTTCTTTGGATTCAACCAGACGAACGTGCAGAACATCGAGGTGGTGGTGTCGCGATATCCGGACATTAGCTGGCTGCCCTCGCACGAGAAGGTGGGTGATGGCGTCAACCCGATGGTTTGTGTGGCGGAATGGTTTCAGAACCCGCGCCTGGGGCTGGGCGTGACGGATGATTATTTCGACACAAGCGGGATTGCCGCGACAGCCGATTTGCTGGCGGACGAGGAGTTTGGAATCTCGCCCTGGCTAACGCGAGCGCAGGACTGCCGCCAGTTGCTGGTGCAGCTCCTCGAATATATTGACGGCTTCACGATTCCGAAGCCTGACGGAAGGGTGTCGATTGGACTGGGTCGCGCGCCGGCCAGCGAGGCGGCGCTGCCGTTGGTGGATGAAACGGTGATGACCAAGAAGCTGGAAACCGCGCCAGAGGAATGGTCTGGCACCTACAACGAGACACGGGTGAAGTTCGTGAACGCGGATAATGACTTTGCGGAGGATGCGGTCAGCTACCGGGACCGGGGAAACTTCTATATCACCGGGGAATACAGTCCGTTGACGCTCGACCGGTCTTGGGTGACCAACAGAACGAAGGCGCAGAATATTGCCGTGGCAGCCGGACGCCTGGCGGCACTGCCGGAGATTACCGGGCAGTTGATGCTGCGCAAGGTAGCGGAGTTGTTTGCCGCCCTGACGCCAGGCGCGATGTTTCGGCTGAGTTATGCGCCCAGGGGTTACGTCGATTTACTTTGCCGGGTCACAGAGCGGACGGTCAGCAAACCAGAGCAACCTGAGTTTGGGGTGAGCTTTAAGATCGACAGGAGCTATCTAATTCCGAACTTCGAGTTGCCATCGGATCACTCGCCCAAGAGCTTTCCCGATCCGGAATTCCATTTGTCGGTCATCGCGAGCGCAAAGGTATTGGAGTTGCCGTTGGCGCTTTGTCCGGAAGGGATTCTGAGCCTGGCGGTGCTGGCAGTGCGTCCGCACGCACTGGTCACGGGCTTCCGTGTTCACCTGGGGCACAATTATGACTTCGGTGGGATGATTACGCCGGAGAGTTTCGAGATTCTGGGCGGTCAAACGCGGTTCGCAATTCACGGGACGGTAGAGGAAGAATATGCGGACAGCACTGACGTGGTGGATGACACGGTCGGGCTGCTGGTGCGGCTGGACGGGCTGGACAAGACGCTGGGTGAAGTGGACGAGTTCGACGGACTGACCGATGAACTGCTCGTGTTTGTGGAGGACGAGATGTTGAGCGTGTTCCGGATCGAACTGGTGGACGTGGACCTCTATCGGCTGTTTTGCATCCGCGCCAGGTTTGACACGGTCAAGGCGACGCATGCGTCGGCGGCGGAAGTGTTCATCACCGAGCGGGCTAACATCCAAGCCTGGCAGCACGCGCATTTTCGCACGGACAATGCCGTGGTGTTGAAGTTGCAGTCGGTGTCGCGGACGGATGTCTCGGAGTTATCGGACGCGTTTGAATGGGACGGGAATATTGCTGGCCGAATCTACAGGGCGGCACGGTTCGAGCCGTGGTTTCATTTCCGAGCGCAGTCGTTGAGCCAAGCCGAGGGAACCTCGGTGGCCGTGCTGAAGGATGTGAACAGAGGGTCGATTACGGCGACGGCAGACGACGCGGAGGCGACAATTGTGGCCGGGCCAGGCGGCAAGAAGGCGCTCTATCTGAACGGTGAGTTCTACAATTTCAGTGCCAATCCGGACAGGAACTGCACGGTGTTTCTCGTGTTTAATAAGCCCACGTCCAACTCCCACGCCATTCTATTTGCGACACCTGCATTCATAATTTACAGCAACGAGACTTCATGCTCCGGATGGGGCGTCAGGTTTAGGGGCATGTATTTCAACTGCGCCGGGAACTCAGTGGGATCGGGCTTCGTGGTTGTGGCTGCAAGAATCAATGTGGCTGCGTCGCGGGTGGATTTGTTCAATGGGCAGGGAGAGAAGTCAACGTTCGACGCCAGCAGTGGCAGCGATGATGCAAATGGCAACGCCACAATGGGAGCTGATGCAGGCAACGCGAGCGGCCAACCCGCAAATGCCAAACTTGCCGAGCAGATTATCCATACCACGGGTGATGACGATTTGACCGACAGGGAGGTAGTGGCCAAAATTAACGAACTGGCGGGCTATTACGCTCTATGATTTGCTGCCGAAACATCACCAAGTGTTACGGCGCAACCACGGTGGTGCAGGGCTTGGATTTGATTGTTCCGCTCGGTTCGATCTGTGGCTTGTTGGGGCATCACCAAGCCGGGAAGACGACCACGCTGCACATGATGGCAGGCCTCGTTACACCCACCTTTGGAGAAATCATAATCAACGGGATGGACATCTCTAGTGATTGGGGGCTGAAAAGGGTCGGGTATGTTCAATTCAGCCCACAGACGAACGAAGGACTGACTGCCCGGCAAAACGTCGTGGTGGCAGCAAGGACTCGGGGAATTGGAAGACAGACCGCAGAGCGTCGAGCGAGTGAGCTGTTGCATCAGCTCCAATTAGCTCCCGAAAGATGGAGCTATGCGGCTAGAGAGAGGCTGGGCGTGGGCATCGCTTGCGCCCTAATAGATGCGCCGGACATCTTGCTGTTGGACGAGCCAACGGGCAGCATGGCAATTGAAGGGCGGCGGTGGTTCTGGCGGGTGATAAAAGACCTGGCGCGGGTAGGTCTTACGGTGGTTATGGCGATACACGATCCCGACGATGCAATGCAATGCACAATGGTGGCCAGGCTGCACTTCGGAAGGCTAGTCTATGTTGGGCCTCCGAACGTCCAGGTTTGCGCCCGGGTGCAGGTCTAATGCGCTGGGGCAGCCGGAGGGCTGCAGCGTGGCAGCAGCAGGGGCGCAGCATACCCTTTTCAATGTTTTCTCCGACCCTTTTCAACCTTTTTTCGCGGTTACATCGCGCACCGTGGGGTCGCGCCTGAACACCTTGTTCTCGGTCTCCTGGAGGGAATACGAGCGAGAGGCGACTGAGGGCAAGTGACAAGCGCTCAAAATTCGAACTTGCCCCATAGTCTCGGGGACAATTCGGCTTCGCTGGGCACGTCGGCTACTATGCCGCTGGCTT